TGCGAGCGCATCATCCACTGATGCGTCGTCAGCAACTCTGCATTTACGCCACTCCTTCTCGTTGAGAAGGTCCCCCAAATCCATTTAATGCCTCTTTACTTTGCTCCTACCAAACGCTTTATCGTTCGGGTTCACCCAACGCAACACAGGAGGCAACACCGCAATCACAGCAGCCTTAAAGATGTCTTCGGGATTCCAGTTACCTGTAGCGATGACAGCAGCAACCGCAGAGAGTGCGCTGCGTGCGTATGATTGTAGGGCGGCTTGTTGTTTCTTATTCAATTGCATCCGATTTTTCCTTAATTGTAAAATTGAAGTTTAGCAGTAGGCGAACTTTGCTTGTTTCTGGAAGCAGACCAGTATGGTAACGGTGTCCCTCAAACATAATTCCACTATTGGGAACTGGGGTTATGCGACACATTTCTGTCAGTTCATCTGGTTTGGGCAATGATTCTCCGTTGAAAGTTTCGTTGTACAAAATAGTGTCTCCGTCATCTCCAAACACGTAAACAATAGCCGTTTTGTACTTTATTCCGTCTGCGCAGAAGTTTGGTATGTCAACGTGGGGAAAGCCACGATGCTGAGAACCGTTTTGCAATGACAAAAACGAGCGAACACGCAACAACTCTTTTAGCACTAATCCGTTCTGCTCTAACAAAGCCCACAAGTACGGCATCACAATGTGGAGTCCGTCACTGTGTTGTTTCAATTCGTCATAAAACCGATGACTGAAACCAGTTGCATTCAAGTCGTTGTCGTACTCATCAGTCAAGTTTCCGCTGTGTATGTTGCCGCTGTAATAATGCGGAAAGTTGGGAGACAACAACCATGAAGCAACATAATCAGACTGCTGTTTCGGAAGAAGATTATGCGTCAGCATCAATTACCTTGAACTCGTCACTATCAACATCATACCAATAGCCATTTCCAGCATAAGCACCTCTGAACGAGCCAGAGTAACTTGTTTGCAACCACAAACCTTCTAAACCGATGGAAGCAATGAAGACTTGACCAATTGGTTCTGATTCAGGAAAGTTTCCGCCTCCGCAATCGTCATTAGATACGACAATGACCTGCTCAACAATGTTGAACTCGTTTATTTTTGCGAAGTGTGCCATGTTACGCCGCCACCGTCAAAGTGCTTGTCGAGTTGAATGTGTGGACAGTGTACGAACCAGCCGTGGTCTTTGTGCCGCCAGTGATTGAATTCAGTCCTGCGCCGCTTGCATCGGAGGTCAGATATCTGATGATGACTACGCCGCTTCCGCCGTTACCACCATTACCGCCATGAGTTCTTCCTCCGCCGCCACCACCCGTATTAGCCGTTCCAGCGATAGCAGTGGTGTTGCCAACACCTGCTGCTCCACCACCCTGACCGCCTGTTCCGTTGTTGAGTCCATCTTGCGAGCCGCCACCGCCGCCACCGCCGTAATACTGATTGCTTCCAGTTTGGTAAGCATTCTGGATTCCGTCACCGCCGTTAGCGCCGTCAGTGCCTCCTGAGCCTGCTGCTTGACCAGCACCACCGCCACCGCCGTGCTTATCGCCCGAGCCGACGTTCCCTGCTGAACCTGCGTAGCCTTCTACTGGTGTGTAACCACCTGCGTTACCTGCGCCACCAGCGCTTACGGTGCCACCGTTGAAGTGACCGCCCCCACCAGAACCACCCGCATAACCAGCAATTGCGTATCCACCAGAGTTCGTAGAAGTAAATGAGCCTCCACCACCGCCACCAGTAGCAGTCAAATTCTTAAAGAACGACGGATTACCGTTACCACTATCTCGTGGCAATGCAAATTCATTTTGACTCTGCGAAGTAAGCGCTCGCTGACCTGTGCCACCAGCACCCACAATAACCAAATATGTGCCAGCACCCAAAGTTTCATTAGTAATGGTCCGCACACCGCCAGCACCACCGCCACCAGCAGAACCACCACCTCCGCCAGCAACCAACAAATAATCTATTGAAAGTGTTGAAGCAGGAACAGGACTTGCGATTGTATTCCACGAAGAAACATAACCCAAAGTACGGCGACTACCAGCCACAACTACTCCTCTACGATAAGTTCAGGCTCAGGCGGAGGAGGAGGAACAATCACAACACCGTTCTTCACTTCCCAACCAATAGCCGCAGGCGACTCAGCAGTATATTCAATCAGATGCGTCGGGTCATCATTCACCCAATCAGCAGCCTTTACGCTGATGTTCACCACAACACCATCAGTGGTGTCAGGTTCGCAATGGGCAACTGTGCGTTCGCTCATGCTAGGTACTCAATCCACACATAACCTGAACCGCCTACCGCACCGTTGGTACCTGCCGTGCCGCCTGCCCCTACGGTGATGGTGATGCTTGCGGCTGGTGTTACTGCGCCGCCTGCGACAACATACGAGCCGTTTTGACCCATGATGTTAAACGCGCCGCCACCTTCAAGTCCTTGTGCTCCGTTGCCGCTATTTGCTGCACCAGCGTTTCTTGCCGCTGCTGTGGAGTTTGATGATTGCGTCATGGCTTCGCCGCCAGTTGCGGTGATAGTCCCACCAGAAAACGCAACAGAACTGTTGCCGCCTGCGCCGGAACTTGCACCTATTCCGCCACCGCCTGCGCGAATGTGTGCCACCGCATAAGTGACACCAGCAGGAACAGTCCAAGTACCATCAGCAGTGAACCTATCTACTCTCATATTACCTCTTGTTGGAACTGATTGAATGACCAGTCCACTCACATAACTTGTGATGGACATTGTTACACCGCAATTCTGTTAACAAATCCGTACAATACAACAACATCAGCAGTCGCAGCAAACGCACGCACAACCCGAGCAGTCGCATTACCCTGCAACAACAAACCAGGAACAATCGTCACAAGACCAGCCTCGGGAAGAACCGTCAACTCAATGTCATTGTCAACAGCAGTCGTTCCACCGAACTGAAGCGTCAACTTCACCGACGAACTAGAAGTGTTCACCGCATACAACCACACTTCATCAATGGTTGTGGTCGTGGTTGAAGCAGTGTGGATTGCGGTACCAGTTCCACTGGTCGCCGCAACCTTAACACCCAACCCAGTACCCGTAGTACCAGCAGGCTGAAGGGCGAGTTTTGTAAAAGTTGCCATATCTACTCCTTGTACCTAACGCTACCTATTAACTGAACACCGCATTACACAGAACATTTTCCGCATCATCAAACGTCACCGCAGGCGACAACGACGACACAGCACCCGCAAACACACCAGACCCCACAATGTACTCCACCAACTCCGACAACGTCATCTTCTTCGTTGTGGTCGCACTTACGTCAACAACAGGAACAACATCGGTGTCAGCCGCACCAGCACCCAAAAGTGCTGTCAGTTGTGAAATCTTTAGGTCAGCCATTGCCAGCCTCCATCAAAACGAACCCTCCATCTTCTAGGAGCAAATCGCTACCTGTCTCCAACTCCAAGTTAGAAACAACAAAATCGCCATCATTCCAAAACGTGTTAGCCACATCACCCCACGTAGAACCAGAAGCACCTTGCGTCACATAGTAATCAAACTGTAACGAACCACGATATTGCAAACCAGTAGCCGACCAATGCGCATACAACAAATCACCCAACGTATCCCCCGCCTCTGGATACATGGCCATCAAAGCCGTATACATCGCATCATTCGTAGAAGCCATCACACAACTCTCAATCTGGTGTCACGTTCACGGACAGCCATCGCAGCAATCAACTCATCCAAATCCCGGTCAGACAACTCAGCCACCCGCTTCTCCGTCTTCACCTCAACCGTAGGCGGAGCCATACGGTTCGTAGCCTGCAAATACAACTGAGCCGACTTCACATCACCATCAACCGCTTTGGCATACAACGTATCCAACAACCTTTGTGTACGCTCAGGAGAACCCTGCACCTCATCCACCTGCTTAGACCACACATCCTTAAACGCAGGGCGCTTCTCCCAGCGACGCAGAGTGGTGATGTCCACACCCAACTCGGAAGCCATCTGCGTCTTGGTCGCTGGGACACGCTCCGAAGGAGCGGTGCACAACCAATCCACATACCGCTGTTGTGGTGCAGTAAGCGTTACGTCTTCCATCTACTGTTTGTTCTTGTTGCTACCTTTGGTCACTTAGAGTGGTCATATGACTACTTATGTAGCGTTTGGGGGGGACTATAGGGGGGGCGTTAGCAAGAGCAAGACGCCACCGCAACCGTAAGGTTGACGGTGGCTAAGGCGTACACAGAGCAAGGGAATACCATGAGTAAAGCATTCTGGAATAAGCCAAATCCAAAGAAAAAGAGCACACCCCTTTCGGCTGCCCAAAAACAGGCAGCCAAGAAGCGTGCACAGAAAGCGGGACGTCCGTACCCTAACCTTGTGGACAACGCCGCAGTATCACGGAGGCGACGTGGCTAAAACAGCAGCATGGCAACGCAAAGAAGGCAAAAACCCCAAAGGCGGTCTGAACGCCAAAGGACGTGCATCATACAAAGCGCAGACAGGTGGCACCCTCAAGCCACCAGTGTCAGCCAAAGCAGCAGCCAAATCCCCCAAGAAGGCTGCTCGCCGTAAATCG